GCCGTTGACCAGCTTGGCGCGGCCGGCGTTGGTGATCTTCATGCGCATGGGGGGTCAATCTCCGGTCATCGTCAGGCGGCGGTAGACCGCCGCTTGGGCCCCTGCGCCGGTTCCGACTTGGCTGTCGGCCTGAATGCCTTGGGTGAAAGTGAAGTGCGAGCGCACGGGCTTGGTACGGTTCACCGCGTCCACGATCTGGTGGACGAACTCGGCCGACGACTCCTGACCGCCGTCGCCGCTGATGGTCAAAAACAGGCTGAACGTGTGCGGTTCGCCCTGCGGGGTCATCTGCCACCATTCGCGGATCTTCATCTGACCGCCAAAGCTGGCGATCAGGTCCGCGATGCTCTTGGCGGTCCCTTTGTGGCGCTGGATCTGGAACGAACTGGCGATGCGGGCGCGCTTGATGCGCTCCGGCCAGTTGCTGTCCCAGGTATCCACCGACACGCTCCACGCGAGGAACGGCAGGAATTCCGCCGGGCAGTTCCACGGGATCCAGAGCGTGTCGTGAACCCTAGCCACGCCCGACAGCTGCGCATCGACGCGCTCTACCGCGCGTTACAGTCGCGTCGAATTGGGGGGCAGCAGGGAGGTGGCGTCAGGCATCGGTGCCGCCGTGCTCGATTACCACGCTGGTGCAGAACGGCGCTGACTGGGCATCCACCGGCATATCCGCAGTGGGCGCCATCAACTGCACGCGGTGCACGCCATCGACGTGCAGGGCCGAGTAGAGCGCCGACAGCGGCACGTCGCGGCCCAGGCGCTGGGTCTGCTGCAGGAACAGCGACACCCGACGCCGGGCTTCGGCCAGTACCAGCGCACTATCGGGACCGTTGAACGTCACCAGCCGCGCCCGGATCTCCAAGGGCTTCACGGTGGCCGGTGCCACGGTCACGTAGTCGGTCAGAGGCCGCACGTTGTCGTTGAGCAGAGCGGACTCCACGGTCTTCAACAGTGCCGCCGACGGCGTGCCGTTGCCCTGCCGCGACAGGACCGTGACCGCCACCTTGCCTGGCGATGGGCTGGCGACGCTGGCGTCGAGCACGTCCGAATGTGCGGAGAGCGTGTGGAAGATGTAGGCGCCTTCGGGGCCGGCGACAGACAGGCTTTCGGGCGCCAGCTGGATGCGGCGCCGGAACGCGGCGTCGTTCTCGTACTCGGCCGGGGTGTTGGTCTTCGGATCTGCCGGCGTCAGCAGCTTGCGCTGCACGCCAAACGGCACAGCGAGGTTGTCCAGGTCGGCGCCGTGGGAGTAGGGCAGCAGCAGCCCGCGTGCGCGTTGGTTGAACTGCTCACGCAGCACCAGCTCGCGGTACGCGCTGGCCTGCAGCAGTTTCATCACCGGATCAGATTCGACCAAGGCGGTGTAGTCGGGGCACAGGCGCCGGAACTCGGCCAGGCGTTCGGCCAAGATGGCCTCGAACGTGCGCTGCTCGAAGATATCCGGCGCCGGCAGCTTATCGACTTCAATGGCGGTAAAGGAGGACACGGATGCACCGGCTGATGGGTCCGGTCCAGATTCCCATCGCGCGCGCGCGAGGCCGTGGAATGCGGCGTGTAGCGCAGCCGCTTACGCTACAGCGTGTGCAGGTGATCGAGGATCAGCTCGCGTATCAGCTGCTCGTCGGCGTTGGTAAAGCCGAGCAGCACGCGCCGCGCGTAGGTGACGCGGGGGCCGCCCTTGCTGACGGAATCGGTGCGGCCTTCTTGGTGGATTCGGGCGATACGGGAGACGCGGCCGGCGAAGCCCACCGCCGCCTCACTGGCACTGCCCCGCACGCGTAGATGCTTTGCCTGCCGGATCTTGCCGAACATGGCACCGCGCTTGATGCGGCCAGCCTTGGCGCGGCGAGGCGGTGCGTTGCGTCGTGCGGCGAACGGGGAACCGTCGGGATTCTGCTGTCCCGCGATGCGCTTCTGCTGCGAGCGCCGCACGGCGGTGCCGACCTTGCGTGCCAGGCGGCTGCGCTCGGCAGGCTTGAGCCGTTGCAGCAGCGGAGCCACCCACCCCTCTAGGCGCTGCAGATCCTCACTCACTCGGTTATCGCCGGCAGGGTGCCTAGCGCTTCACCGTCGGCCGTCAGCGGGCCACCAGCGAGCGTGTGGCGGTGTTCCCACTCGGCGGGCGGCTCGTGCAGGTACTGCAGCTGGAACACCCCAGCGTCGTCCTGCTGGACGCGCACGCGCTCGGTCAGCGGTAGCCGGATGGCCAGATCGACCACGGTATCGCTCAGCACGTCCACCTCGAAGGCCACCTTTTCGCGGTTGTCCGGGTTGGCGAGCAGATCCGGCTGGTGCCGCGTCAGCCACTGCAGCAGCGGCACCATGACGGCCTCGGGCGCCCCGGCGAAGTCACGCAGGATCAATTCGAGGGTGTAGCGGTACTGGAAGGACAGCCCCGCCGTGAAGCTGGCCACCAGCCCGCCGTCGTCCACGAACACCAGCAGGCGTTCGGGATCGGCGGCGAGCGACGGCATTGCCGCGACCAGGTGCTGGCGGAGCAGTTGGGGCTTCTTCATCGCCGCGCGCACTCGGCCAGGGCGGTGTGCAGCTGGGTGACCAGCTCCTGCAGCGCCGTCACCTGCTCGGCGGCGGCGTGGTACTGGCCGTAGTTGGCTGCGGTGGTTTCGGCGACGGCAGAGAGCGTAGCGCCGGCAGCGGGCGCATCAGGATCGCCGGCAGTTCCGGTGGGGGCGATGCCTGCCGCAGCGGCGTCGTGGATGTACACGAAGCCAGCAGGCACAGTGCAAGCGGCATCAGCGGTCGGAGTGACATAGACGGGAACCTCTTTGGTGATGGTGTCGCCGCGCTCGCGCACCACCTGTACGCGGTCCACGTACTCGGTCACGACGCGGGTGGTGCCTTGTGCCAGTTCCAGCTTGCCGGCCAGATCCTCTTTTTCGGCGTTGGCGCTGGCCAAGGCAGCGTTGGCGCGGTCCAGCGCGGCAGTGGCGCGGTTCACCCGCACCTGCTGGCAGCTGAAAAGGCCGGCGGTGGCCGCGATCAGGGCCACGATGGCAAGGGCACGGTAGAGCATCAGCGTGCGCCCAGCGCGGCCAGGGCGCGGTTGGTGCGTGCGGTTCGGTCGGCCATTCCGTTCGGTGTGGCGCGGCTGCGGGCGTTGCCCAAGTTGACCACGCGGCTGACGCTCAGCACATCGCGCTGGTCGGCGTAGGCGTTGAGCCGGTTGTCGTGCCAGAACGCCGCCGCTGCGATGGCGCCGGTTTCCGGCTCGATCAGCAGGCCGGGCATCTCTTCCAGCGGCTGGCCGATCAGCTGGCCGATGTGGGGATAGTTGCCGCGCCCGGTGTGCATCATCGGGCCGCGCCCGCGATAGGCGTAGCCGTCGCCGCTGGCCTCATTGCCGTTGCCGTTGCGGTTGGCGTAGACGCGGTTGCCCAGCTTCGCCGCCTGGTGGACGAACGCAGCCGCCTCCGGGCCTTCGACATACTTGCCGAACACTTCGAGCAGGCGCTCGCGGCTGTAGCTGAGCGATTCCTCCACCCGCGACAGGCTCAGGCTTTCATGGCCGACCTGTGCGAGGAAGTACGCGACACGCACCGGGGTGTTGATCCCGAAGCGCTTCATCGCCGCATTGAACGGCGCCACCCAGCGCTGAGCGCGGGGGAGCGGGCATTGCATGATCTGCGCCAGTAGTGGGGCGGTCAGCACGTCAGTTGCTCCCGAACAGGTGCGCGACGTTGCCGCGCGAACGATAGGTGGCCACCAGCAGGACCAGCAGTAGCAGCAGCTGCCAGACGGTGACGTGGGCGCGCGCGCCCTGCAGCATGATCTGCAGGGCCAGGCCGCCGGTGGCGGCGATCAGCAGCCATGCGCACCAGGCGATGGCGGGGCGGTGGTTGGCGCCGGGGGCCGGGCGGTAGGTCAGCAGGCGGATGCAGATGGCCAGGCTGCACAGCAGCGTGGCGGTGGTCAGGAACTCAGCCATCGGAGCCTCCACGCGGCAGGCGGGTCACGTCAGCCGAGCGGCTGCGCTCGATCAGGCTCAGGGTCAGGGTGACGATGACCGCCGCACAGATGAACGCGGCAAGGCCCGTGGACACCACGCCAAAGCGCTGCATCACCTCGGTACCGCCCAGGTAGCCGGCCACGACGCTGATGGCCAGATACACCAGGCGCTTCCAGATTGGCAGATTCTTGGCCGACACGACGAACAAGGTGGCGCCGGCGAACGCGCCCAGGAACGCATCGGTTTGGATCCCCGGCAGGATCGACGCAAGGCCGACCCCTGTTGCCAGTGCTGCCATGCTGCCGGTAGAGGTTGGTTCGGTCATCATCAATCCCATAGCTGAACAAGGGGGCGCATCGCGGCGCCGGTGGACGGTGCGGGTACGTCGGGTAGCTCCACGACAGTGCCGATGGGCAGGACCGGCCCATGCAGGCTGATGCCGTAGTTCAGTGCATGCGCCTTCTCGACCATGCCGGCGGTGGTGCCCAAATGCCGGTGGCAGAGCGCGTCGAGCGTGTCGCCCTGCATCGAGACGACGCGCATCAGATCAGCTCCACCGTGACGCGCGGCAAGCCCTGCAGATCGCAGATGGCGTTGCGCAGATCGCGGCGGATCTCATCAATGGTTGGGGTCAGTTCCTCCGCACGCTGGTTGCCCTGTGCGGTTGCGTCATAGGAGCGGTAGCGTTCGTGCAGTTCGACGGCCGTGGCGCAGCCGACGGCGCG